CGCTTCCAGTTGAGCTGTGGCGGGCCTGAACCTCGGCCGGGTCATCGCTGAACAGCAGCTCCGCTGCTTGGTTGATCCGGTTCTGGATCTGCAGCGCGTCGCCAGTGAGGTCAAAGAGGGTTGCGGTCATGAGTTGAGCGGGGCGTAAACCCAGCAGAGAGGTTCAGAGCAGAAGATGTGGTCAGGTGATGGCCGGCGGCCCGGGCGGCCCTTGATGGGCTTCACCCAACAGGACAGCCGGCTCGACCAGACGTGCCCTTTGGGCTTGGGGCCCTCGGGCGGCGGCGGCTGGAGGGGGAATGGCGCGGTGGTCATAGCCGTGGTGTGGTGGCTGGTGAAATCATAGCGTTGCGGTTGCGGATCTGCACTGCTCGTTCGGCAGCTTGAAGCCGGTCGGCACGCTGGGATGGTGGGTTGCTGCCCCTGCTGCACTGCGGCGGCGGGGGTTTTCTTTCGCTGCGCTTTGGGTAGGGTGACGGCAGCAGCCGGGAGTGGTGTCTCGGTTGCCGACACCGTGACTTCGTGTCTCGTGTGTGGTGGCGGGGTCGCTACGGCGGCCCCAACCACCGCATCAAGCAGCTGCAACCCACTCCCTGGAGATCCTGAACTGCGGATCATCGAGCAGTGCCTTCTCGATTTGCTGCAGTGTTTTGCGGCAGCATTGCCGCACCCGTTCGCGGCTGACGCCATATTTCTGGCCAATTGCAGCAAGCGTTGATGGGTCGTTGCCGTTTAATCCGTAACGCATCTCCAGCATTTCACGATTTCGCATCGGCAGCAGTGCGATGGCATTACGGATTCGTTCGACATCAATGCTGTTGCTCAGGTCCTGCAGCTGATCAGTGCCAGCGGACTCATCGGCGATCATGTCCACCAATGAGTTGGTGTTTTCGCCAAAGGTCATGTCAAGAGAGCTTGGCCTGGCTCCAACGACCATGACATGCTCAAGAAATTCCCGCGACATTTTTAATTCATCGGCTAAATCCTGGGTTGTTGGCGTTCGACCAAGCGTCAGCGACAACGCGTGATGGCGCTGCTTTAGTGTGTAAATCTTCTCATGAATGTGCGTCGGCAGCCTCACTGCGCGGCCATTGAACTGCATCCCGCGAACGATGGCCTGCCGAATCCACCAGTAGGCATAGGTTGAAAACTTGTAGCCGCGTTCCGGGTCAAACTTCTCAACTGCACGAATCAACCCAAACATGCCTTCCTGCATCAAATCCTCTTGATGTAGATCAAGCGATGAGTTAAGCGCACGGTGATATTTCCCCGCCACGTTGGCAACAAGTCGAAGATTAGCATTCACAAACCGTTCTTTGGCTCTGATGCCACGACGGATGTGTCCTTGCTCAACCTTGGTGTAAGGGCCTTGAGGTTTGGCTTGCTGAATTGCAAGCATCCGCCGCACAGAACGCGCTAGATGGATTTCTTCATCACTAGTCAACAGCGGAATCTTTGCCGCTTGATTCATGAAATGATCAATGGTGTCGTAGCTCATGGTGATGGCTGCTTAAGAAATGGATGGCTGTTTTTCCAACCAATTAGATCCGATGAAATCAAAAATTCAGGCTCTTGGCCGGTGTGCCATTTGTGGTTGCATTCAGTGCAACGTCGAGAACGAATGATGAATCCGTCAACTCTGGAGGTCGTCACCTGACCAACCAAGGTGGCTGTGCAGCGGCATTTAGGACACGAAAATCGACTGATGCGGTTCATTGCTGTGCTGACTGCCGCATTGCTGCAGTTGGGTATCCGGCTAAGTCTTCCCAGTGCTCTGGGTCATGGGGGTCAGCACCGGAAAGAATCCTGGCAATCTTGTGAGCCACCATGTCGAGAGCTTCCTGGCGACCTGGTGACAGCCGTTCCCAGTTTTTGCCGTCGCGCATGGCACGTTTGATTCCTTGAGACACCCAGCCAACAGCAGTCATGCCGCCGTGCTGGTGGTCGCGATTGGGGGTCATTAGATTTTTTCGGGTAGTGATTGCCCTTTGATTTGTGCATAACGCCTATTTAGCGCTGCCCAGTCATCGCGGGACTTAAAGCGAAAATGCACGGTGCCTTTTTTGTATGGCCGAAACTCGAAGAAGCCCCAGTCGTACCAGTCACCTGGCCAGTAACTGTTGGCATTAATCCTTTCGGGTGTGGCGACTTCCTCGAACACCCTGCCGGTGATGAAGCACAGCGCTTTGATCAAGTCGCGGACCTGATCCCACTGCGGGCCATAAGTGCAGATCCGCACCTTGCTTGGCTCGCTCCAGGCCAGCTCCGCCAGGCCGCTGCAGATGAACTTGGAGTTCAGCATGTGGCCAGCGTTGGTGGCCCAGCCTTCGATGCCATAGCGATTGTCCTTGGTGAACCGGGTGAGGTTGTCGATGGCTTCCTCAACAGCACGGTCAATGCGCTGCTCGTGGGTGCCGGCCACGATCTGCAGCATTCGGTACAGGTTCCGTTCGGTGAACGGGATCCGAGACTGCTTTTCAACAAAAGAGTTGATGTCTTTGCTCAGCTGGCTGGTGGCCATCTGCTGCGGCAAGAACTCATCAAAGACATGCTTCCAGGCAGCCTTTTGCAGATCTTTTCTGAAGCGGTTGCGGGTGACGGCTTGGCCCTCAACCGTGACCTGCAGGCCCAGATCCTTGCCAAAGAACCCATCGAGCACCGACCGCAGGCGCACGCCAGCGCCCACCTGCTCATCAAAGATCCGGCACGCCTCGACGTAGCGGTTCACGATGTCGCGGCTGCGCCGATAAGGGATCAGGCCGTGGCCCTGGGCTTCCAGGTCATCGGGCCCAAGGAAAAACCCGTCAAACTCATCACCACCGACGCGCTGGCCAGGCTTGGTGAGGCGCACCAGGCCGATGCTGGCCTGCGTCGTGCGCTCGGCATCATCAAACACCGAGCCGAGGTTGTCCTTGCTGCCGTGGGCGTCGATCAACTTGGCGNCCTGGGCCTGTTTGGTGGTGGCCCGCCAGGGGTCGAGCGTTTTCCAGTTGCACAGGCTCACAATCTCGCAACCGGGCGGTGCCACGTCCCAGGCGTGAAGGATGTGGGCCTCGTCGGCACTGAACGGCGGGTTCATCACCACCAGGTCGATGTGGCTGACCTGATGGGCCTGGACCTGAAGGAAGTCGTAACTGAGCATGCAGCCGCCTGGGCTGGCGGCAAGGATCGCCCGCAGTTGATGCTCTGGCTCGCACCAGAGCACCTCAGCGGCGCCCCGGGCCATGCACTCGCGCAGCAGGTTGCCACTGCCGGCGGAGGGCTCCAGCACCGTGCGGCCGCGCAGGTCGAGCGGGTCCAGCATCTCGGCGGCGACCGCCGGGGGTGTGGGGTAGAAATCAGGGCCGAATAGCCCGTGCTCACGGGGTGGGGTGGCGGTGGCGGTCATGCCTCCAGCCTCCGCATGTGCGCTTCAACGATCGCCAGCAGGGTCTGAGGCACCTGCCGGGGGTTGGGTCGCCACCGCTTGGCGCTCCAACCGCTGCCGTCCCAGTGGGCGATCTGATCCAGCAACTTTCGCTGCTGGCCCATCTTCTGGAACCGCACCAAGTGGGGTAGCTGTTCGTAGGGGCGCTCCACCGTCCAGCGGGGCCCGAGCTTCAGATCGTGCGTGTCTTCGTGAACCAGCTGGGTCATGGTCGGGGGTAAAGGGTGAAGATCAGGGCCTGCGCAGGTCGGCGAGAGCCCGGGTGAGGTCCATCGAGGCCCGGCGGCAGGCCCCAGAGGCACGGGTGCCGACGATCCAGTCCCAGGAGGTGTGATCCGATTGCGCCTGAAGCTCTTTGGCGGCAGCCAAGAACCGCTCGGCTTCGGTGATGGCGCGGCGCAGGGTGTCAGGCGTCATGACGCCACCTCCAGCGACCGGAGGCCATGCACCAGGTAGGAGCCGTGGCTGGGGGTGATATCGGCCAGGCCATCGGCGGCCAGGCGGCTCATGCGCCGGCTGACGTTGCACTGATGGACGCCCCAGCAGAGCTGCAGCAGGTTGGTGGACACCAGCCCGTGATCACGCACCACGCTGGCCAGCTCCAGGTAATCGAGCACCTGCTGGTCGGCGTGGTCGGTGCGCAGGGCCAGCAGCGAACGGATCGGGATTCGTAGGGTCATGCCACCTCCCGCAGCGGCGAGGCCTGGCGCATCAGGTGATCCCTGCAGTCGCGCAGCTGCTCGTAGTCGGCAATGCCTTCACACAGCAGGGCCTGCAACCCCGCCGCCAGGATCAGGCAGGTCTCGGGGCTGCGCTGCTCCCGGTGCGCTCGTTCCGCCGCACGGTGCATGGCCCGCATGGCGTTGTGGCAGGCCGCTTCGATCTGGTCGGTCACGCCGCCACCTCCAGCAGCGCCAACTGGCCGTTGCCGGCCTCGATCCGCGCCAGGCGGGCGGCCTCTAGGCGTTCGGGAGTGAGGAACGACCGGAACCGCTCAAGGCCGGCCCTGCTGTTTTCGCAGACATCGCCATCCGGCAGAGTCAGCCATAGCTCGTTGTTGTCAATCCGATCCATCACGCCGTCGTCGAGCGGCTCAGGTTTGGCGCGGCCGATCGGGCCGCCGACCGGTTCGAGATCCAGCGGCTCATCATCAACGGCGTCTTCCGCCAGCTTTTCGGCAGCCGCCTGATCCGGCGCCCACACCAGCGCTTCGGCCTCGGCGCTCCATTCCTGGGTCACGGTGACCCGGTACAGGTTCAGCGCCGTCATGACCGCACCTGCACTGGCATCACCAGATACGTGAACCCTGCATCGCCGCCGATCACTACCGGTGTGGTGGGGGCATTCGCCTGCAACACCACCTCATCGGCACCCATGGCCTTGAGGCCATCCACCAGGTAGCGCACGTTGAATGCAACGTCGATCGCTTCGCCCTTGATCTCAGCGGCCAGGGCTTCGCTGCCGGTCCCTACATCCGGTGCATCGGCAGTGATCCGCACCTCTTCCCGTTCCGGGTCGGCCGAGAGTTTCACCACGTTGTTGTGCTGCTCGGCCACCACCGCCACCCGCTCCAGTGCCAGCAGCAGGCCTCTGCGGTTCACGGTGATGGCGCGGCTGAAACCGCCTGGAATCAGCTGCCGGTAGGCCGGATAGGTGCCGTCCAGGCTGCGGCTGGTGAGCACCTGATCACCCCAAAGAAACACGATCTGGCCGCGGTCCACGTACATCGAGAGCGGCTCATTGGATGGATGGCTGGACAGCAGCCGCTCCAGTTCACGCAGCGATCGAGCCGGCACCGTGATCGCCGTGCTGGCGGCATCACTGCAGCCATTGAGTTTCAGCACCGCCAAGCGGTGACCATCGGTTGCCGCGCATTCGGTGGCGGCACCCAGGGCGAGGTGAACGCCGGTGAGCAGTTGCTTCGACTCATCGCCGCTGCTGGCAAACAAGGTGGCCCGCAGTCCGCGGATCAGATCAGCAGCATCGAGCTCCACCGGATCTCCGGCCTGCGCCAATGGCAGGTCCGGGTAGTCGGCTGCCGGCATCGTGCCGACCTGATAACTCCCCGACAGGCTGGTGATCTCGGCTTGCTCAGCCTCATCGGGCAACGCCAGGGTGATGGGCGATGCCGCCGGGAGCCGGCTGATGATTTCGCCGAACAGCTTGGCCGGCAGCGTGGTGGCGCCGCTGGTTTCCACCGCAGCAGGGATGCTGGCCTGGATGCCAAGGCTGAGGTCAAAGCCGGTCAGGCTGAGGCGGCCGGTACCGGCATCAGCCGTGAGCAGCACGTTGGCCAGCACCGGGTGGCTTGGCCTGGTGGATACCGCACGGCCGACCAGCGCCAAAGCAGCGCTGAGCTCGGCCTGCGAACAGGTAAACTTCATGTTGGTGGTGGGTTAGAGGAACTGAACGATGAGGTTGGCGATTTGCAGCAACACAATCAGCACCAGGATTTGATGAAGGCGCCGCAAACTGCTGACCGGCACCAGGCGAACGGCAGGCCGGTGATCACGCATCAGCCGCTGTCTCCTGCATGAGCTCCAGCAGCTGGAGGATGTGCGCTGTGAATGCCGTGTGGGTCATCACCGCATGGGTGCCTGGCGGCACGCCGTAGCTGTCGCGCCACCAGGCATCGAATGCGGCGCGAATTGCGATCTCATTCATGGCGCCTGTTCAGAGTTGAGGTCAGCTGTGCGGCCTTCGAGGTCTGCAACGTGCAGGCCTGTGTAAAGGCCGTGGTTGGGGGCGCCGGGCTTGTCACGCCCAGAGGCGATGTACAGCTGATCAAGACGATCAGCTTTGGCCTGCTCGCGGATGGGGCAGCAGTCGAGGGGCTGGGTCATGGGGTCAGAAGGGAACTTCCTCGTCGTCCAGCGGCGCGTTATTCCACGCTGGCTGAGCTGCAGCGGCTGGGGCCGTAGCCTGACGGGCTGGTGCTCCGCCATTGCCGTTGCCAGCCAGGTCCCAGAGCTCCACCTGAATCGTCAGGCCACGGCGTTCTTCGCCAGTGTTCTGATCAGTCCAGGCTTCGGTTTTGACCCGACCCGTTACATCCACCAGATCGCCTTTCTTGGCAGCATCAGCAAAGGCCTGTGCTTTTTCGCCCCAAAGCTCCAACTTGAACCCGTCTGGCTCTTGCCCGTCGTCGCGTTTGGCGCCGGGTTTGTTGATTAGGATGCGGGCATTGCAGACGCAGTTGCCGTTCTCGAAGTACCGCATTTCAGGATCGCGGGCCATTCGACCAATGAAGCGGTGCTGACTGGCGCGGAGCAAAATTGTGCTTGGGTGTTCCATTGATAGAGAATCAGAGTGTTGCAGTTGTGGATTTGCACCGCAGCAGGCCGCTAAGCGACCCACGCGGCAGGCAGGTCGTCGGGGTCGTCGGTGGGGTCGTCGGCCTCAGCACCGATTGGGCTGTCAATCAGATCACCGTCGTGATCCAACGTGGTCATGACGCGCTCTGTTGCAGGTTCTGCAGCAGACGGCTGCACCGCAGGCGCTGGCGCGGCCTTCGGCCACAACGGATCGCCTGAGCGGCTGTCGCGGCCAGCGTTCCAGGCCTGAATCGTGGCCGGGGCGTTGAGCGCCGTGTTCAGGATCTGCTGCTGCAGCGCGGGCTTCAGGGCTTCCAGGCCAGTGGCAGTGCCACCGCTGCATTGGAACAGCATCGCCTTCATGCCCTGCTCGTTGAGGCCAACAGCACGGGCCTTGGCGCGGATTTGGTCAGGCACCGACATTGCCGGAGCGCCTTCGTCGAGCCAGGCCGCCATTTCGGCGCCGAGCGCTTCACCTGGACTGTCGATAAAGCGATCTTGGAACTTGCCAGAGCGATCTTTGAGCACCGTGAGGATGTGCTCGGTAGACAGCTCAAACAGCATGTCGAACTCGTACTCAATCCCTTTGCCCTGTTCAGGCGTGAGACCGACACGCGCTGGCTTGTCTTTTCCGTTGCGGTCCTTCTCTGTGGTCCATTCGGTTTTGGATCGCATCGTGGCGATCACGTGGCCTGGGAAGTCGAGGATCGCGTCAATCAGAGCTTTCTGCTTCGGCGTGCCATCACTCCAGGCGCTCCAAGTGTTGCCGCGGTATTTGGCCTTTGCAATGGCGTCGATCTCCGCCAGCAGCTCTTGCCAGGCATGAGTCAGGCTGTCGATGATCAGCACGTTGTAGCCGGCATCGCCAGCGGCGCGGATCGCCGTCACGTAGTCGGCAATGCGGTGCTGCCCTGAGCCCAGATCGCAGACATCAAAATCAAACCGATCGGCGTACTTCGATGCCGTGCGCCGCTCGCTGTCGATCATGGCGACAGGGCCGCCAATGCCGGTTGCCAGGCGCAGGCTGGTGAAAGTCTTNCCGGCGCCAGACGGGCCAAAAATTGCGGCCCGGAGCTTGGCGCGCTCCTTGGTGGCCTTCTGAAACATGGTGGGTGGTGGTGGCTTCTGGAATCGTAGCGTTTCAGTTGCGGATCTGCACCGCATGTAGCAATTATGCAA